AAAGCCCTGAACAAAAGCGTCAAAGAAACCCTTTACTGTGTCCATCGCGGACTCAATCGACTTTTGAATATTTTTTGCAGCATCTGCCATTGCTTCTTCTGGTGACATTTTCTCAGCAGCGGCTTCTGACTCAGCCACAACCTCATCAAACGATAGGTCAGCGTTACTTGGATCAAACATTGCATATAAGTCATTTGCATCGACGCCCATCTGTTCGGCAAGGTACGCTTTTTCCTGTCTAGATAGATCATCAAGAGATCGGCCTGTTTCCAAGAACGCCTGTCGCATCATGTCCATTTGCTCAGCTGGTGACTCCGCGTTCATAAGTGCCATTGCATCCACATTCATGCCGAACGTTTCGGCAAGTTTTGCAGCACCAGTGGCAGCGTCTTCAAAGTTTGCAAACTTATCAAACATTCCTTTCAGCGAGTTAATTTCGACACCAAGTTTTGCTGCATAAGTTGCAGTTGCCGTGAGTTCGGCTGTTGACATGTGGCCGAAATCTGCCATGTTTTCAGTAAGCTGTGAGAGGTTTTTGCCGATAACCTTGGAGCTAACGCCGAATTTTTTCGACAGAACTGCAGCTTGGACTGCAACTTCGTTTAGTGCTTCGCTTGTATCCATCCCAGACTGCTTTGCAAGATCAGCTAAACCAGCGAACCCTTTCGCAGAAATACCGAGACCCTTATTTAAAACAAGTAACTCGGCTGCATTATTCTTAAAGTCTTCTGAAAGTCGGTTGAAGGAAGCGCCAAGCTCACCAGCAAGTGCACTTAAATCTTTTAATGCGCCAGCAAAGTTATTAGGACCATAGATTCTGCCTAGCGATAGCCCAGTACCTGCTAGCCCATTCCCTGATGATCGCAAAGATTGAAAGCTGTCTATAACAGCCTTACCTTCGTTGCTTGCTAAATTACCAAATTCACCACGAACAGCCTCCATTGCCTCCGCGACCACATCCATGCTTCCTGCTGTATTCTGCGCAAGTGTTAATATACCTTCATACGTGCCTTTTAACGCTCCAAAGCCACCCTTGGCAAGATTGAACATCGAGGTCGTCAAACTACCAACAGCATTAAATGTTGCTCCTAACGTTTGCTTAAAGGCTTTAAAGCCTGCAACAGCTGTCGTTACGGCAGCCGCCGCAGCCATTTGACCCTTGGTAAACTTCATGGTTGCTTTGTCGCCTTTATCAAGGCTGCCGGCAAGATCTTGTAAAGCTGAATCCATGTCGCTGATGTTGTCTGAGTTATCTGCAACATCATTAAGGGAGTTAGCCAAAGTGTTTAATGCGTCGCCTTGTGAACCAAGACTTGAAAGACTTGCGCTTAGTTTATCAACGTCTGCAGCAACCAAAGGCAGTAAATCCTTTAGTGATTGCGCAAAACCAACCTGTGCTCCAAGATCATTGTTCGACATTTAGATACCTTTTAGAGTGGCCACTTATATCCGGTCGCTGCTTCGTATTTCTTTGCAGCCTCATTCTTCTTAGATATCTGCTCAACGACCTCATCTAATCTTGCATTATTCTCTAGCAAGTCGTACAGACATCTGCATTCAAATATAACCTCTGCAAGCGGCTCTGCATGTGAGGCATTTTCAACCATAACGTTTGCATGTTTGTTTCCACGAATTGCTTTTACAATTTCCAACATAGTTTTTGGTGTCATGATATATCTCCGTTATAAGAATAATTATGTTCGAATCAAAAATTCAAAAAAAGAATGCCGCTCTAGGCGGCATTATCTAAGTGAATCTTCTTAATCTTGCTGGTACTGCCGCTCTTGAGTTGCCCATAAGGCTTCTTGCATCTGGCGTATTTGTGTGTGCGGCCCGAGATTGTGTTGGCTGATTTTTTTCGTTTGCTCTTTCAAACTCTTTATTGATTCTTTTGATGAACCATTTTCTTTGCCAAACAGGTATGTTATATGCTTCAATGTATGTGAAGCCCATGTAATACATGAGATTAAAAATTGCTTCTAGAATGTATTCCTTATCCGTCGGCGTCAGGCCAAAAAAACGATGCCCCTAACGGCATTCTAACCTCCGAATCTTCACCACAATGTGGACATTCCATCCAAGCCTTCATCTGAATACCAGGCTCAATGCCATCAATATGTTTACGCAATGCACGAGAATCCTTTGCTGGCATGTTTCTAATAAACATTTGAATCTTTGTTTTATCTGTGATATCACCAACAGCCTGTATCTGAAATCTATATCTCAAAGTAATAGCGTTACTATTTTTAGTACCAGACTTTTTAGACCGCTCTTGCAGCTTACTGATTTGGTTTTCATCTGAGCCATCAAGGAACTTATATTTAATTACTTTCTTTGTAAAAGGTAGCGTATAAGTAAATAAGTTCTCACCGGTGTTTACAGGATCTTTCTCAAGCATCTTGAGTGGAAGCTGCGTCAAATCGAAACACTGTTTGGACTTCTCAGTACAGTTAGGACACTCGACGTCAACGCTATAGTCAGAACCATAACCAGTAATCCTTAAAGACGTCATGATAGCGTTTCTGTCTCCAGAAACGAGCTTATCAGGATCGATCCTCTTATCTACCAAACAAGATCTAATTAGCTCGGTAATTACAGTACCCTTTTTAATCAGTGCTCTAGAGGTGAGAATGTCTTCTTCTCGTGCCGTCATAGGTCTAATTTCTACGGCTTCTTGACCGTGTAAAGGACTATCAGGTCCATAAACCTTACCGCCAGACGGAAGAGGGACGAGCTCGGTCGGAATATCCAAACCAAAGTCGTCCTTCATCGTGTTTCTAACCGGCATACCGGTCATCTTTGCGCGGTCGCCAGGAGCACCACCGCTAAAAATATCATTATTGCTTCTATCGCCAGACATTATTCCTCTCCAAATTAGTTATCGAGATAGCTCTTTATAATTTAGAGAAGATGTGCCTTTTGTAAAATAATAATTTATTAATATTGCAGTACGCAGTTGTCGAAGCGCATAGACAGTGAAATCTCTGTTCCGTCGTCCGTTCCGTAGTCCAAAGAACCAAAGTCAGCCGAGGTTAAGAAAGCACCTTTGATGTCCCAAAACTCTACAACAGTACCAACAGGATCCAACAGTTTAAGCTGAATATCTCTTTTATAGAAGTCAGCATAACCTGAACGGCCAGATACAGATTCATAGTGCGTTCTGATCCATTCCATTACCTGTTGTGCTCCAGATGGCGCAATAGGATCATGGATTGTTACATCAAAAGTACCAAGATCAGCCTTACCAGCCAAGTATCGCTTGGAGTTAATGTATTCGATTGTGGTTTCGTTGAAAGAAATTGATGGTCTCTTTGCGGTCTTAACCAAGAATGCGTCAATACCTTCTATAGCTAAAACCCACCTATTTTGTCTTTTTGGCTCAAACTTATTCGGGAGCAAATCGACGACGTCTAATGTTTCTGGCATTTTATTCTCCTGTTATACCATTAATTATGCAGTTTATAAAAACTTACCTCTAAATTTCTGCACCTTGGTTTGTTACGACAAAGTCAAGTGAGATGAACTCTACGGACTTAGTAGGCTGTAAGAAGATTTTACCTCTTACGGTGTTGTTTTCAACATCAAGCTGAGTAGTCGTGCTTGAATCGATAACAACCTTAAACCTGTCTAATCCTTGTTGCGCTTGGATTCTTGCCAAGATTGGCTGAACCGCTGCCGAGAATCTTGCCAATGTTGATTCACGGTTTGGCTCGAAAATAATCGTATTTGCAACATTTCTAACCTTACGACGAATATCAATCAAGAGCCTTCTTACGTTAACACGGTCCAATGCAGATTGTGCTTGCTGTAAAGTCTTCTGTCCGAACACAACTACACCAGGTGAAGTTGGGAACGATGTGATTGGATTAATATCAACCTCGTAAAGGGTGTCAAGATTGGCTCTGTTGAGTTTGACTTGCGTCTGCTCTGTAGTTGCCAACGCACCGCGTGTAAATCCAGCAGGCGCAAACCATGGATGTGCAACAGAGTCATTTAATGACATTGCTCCAAGGACAGCTACAGATGGCGGACATCTGACATTCGCACCAGAGGCCGGATCTCTTACCAAGCAATCTGGGAAGTATGCGGCCGCAAAGCTAGTGTCTAAGCTTCTTGCTTGCAGTTTTGCAGCAGTGTTAGTTACACTGATATCTTGAACGGATCCAGTAACAATACCTGCGGTACCAGTGTAATCACACTCTTCGATGTCCATAATGTAAAGTGCATCGAAACGTTCCTCAGTCTTATCAATCGCAAAGTCTGTAACGGCAGGCTCTCTCAAACCAGGAATTGCAAGCAACTGAATGTCGATTGAACTCTTTTCTGCTACAACTTCAAGTGCTTTTCTGTAAGATGCAACAGTTGGACCGCCTACACCGCCTTGTGCCGTTGAATCAGAGATTTCTCTAATCGCCGCAGCATTTAGCATTTGAGCTTTGTCAGAATCAAAAATGTTTAATCCATCAAAACCACCCTGAAGGATTGTTGTGAATTTGTAATATCTTCTTGATGCTTGTTGTCCGAAGTCCTTATCAACATTTAAGAATCGCATGCCTGCAGTACCAGGGCTAACACCTGTACGAACATATCTTGCGCTTGCCCACTGTGTCGGATCAACTTCGTCGGCGGCTGCTTTTGTCTTGACAAACACATCTTCAAGTGTGAACTTACCATTCAAGAATCTATCGGCATCTAATACCGCACTGTTTGCATTTGCTGTACCTTCGTTTGCACCAACCCAAGCCGGGAAACTACCTTCGTAGCCTGGATAGTAATATGTCCAATATTCAGCATTTGAGTTAATCGAAGTGCCGTCATTTGGAATATCAACATCTACCACCTTGGTGTTTTGAATACCCCAGAAAAGATCGCTCACAACACGTGCTCTATTACCTGTGCCGCTTGCAATCGACTTTCTATAAAGCAGCGGAGCTTGAACCATGTCGGTAAACATGTGTTGCTTCGGCGAACCACCCTCTGCGGGAAGGTTTGATGCGTCTGCACCATGAGTTTCCAGCATCGTTGATCCGGAAGTTACGAGGTGGAAAGGACCACGGAAACCAACAGGCAGAGCCTCTGCGTTCATGGTGCCAGCATCAACCTGCGCCGAAACCTCAACTCGGATATATGCTGATTGATTCGCATAAGAACCATCAACAACCAGTTTTTGGTTTGCTACAGCCTTTTCAAAGTCATAGAACACATTCCTGTCACCAATCAAACGAGAAATATATCTCGGACTACTTGGATCTAAACTACAGCCAATAAACTTTTCTAGAATTACTGGGTTCGTATCGGTGTCACCAAATCTTCTTACAAGTACATCAAAAGTACCATATTTGTTGTTTACATCTCTTGACTTTTGGATGTTTGCAAT